ATGCGGGACTCCGCGTCCTCGACGCCGGCCTGCAGCCGCTTCAACTCACTCGTCAGCTCGGAGTTGGGCCCCTGAGGGGGTGCAGCTTCCCTGCCGCCTCGACATCATTGATCCCGGCGGATGCCGTCAATACTGCCGCCGTGGCCACCGCGCCGCCCACCCACACGATCTTCCGGTGCGCCGCAAGGTTCGCGATGCTTCCGGAGTTGCCGCACATGTCCGCGACCGCAATGCCCGGGGTCGTGAATGTCGCCCGGTACTTGACGACGGTGGCGTTGGCATCCGCGGCCGAAGTCAGTTCGATATAGAGCATCTTGACCGCGATGCAGCCGACGATCGTGAACAGCTCCGTCTGCGTCGTCGCGGTGAAGTGCGTTTTCGTGAGAACCGAATCCGTTGTCTTGACGTGCATCCCGATGGTCAGGTCCCGGATGACGTCCCTGGTTGACTGATTGTAGTGTCTGGGCATGTTTTCCTCCTTTGGAGATGGCCCGGACGCCGTTCAGCGTCCGGGCCAGTCAGGGTTTAGGCAACCACCGTCGGGGGAGTCGCCTGCTTGTAGCGAATCTGGTCCGTGATGGAGATCGCGCTGATGAAGTTGGACGCATGGCCCGCATCGAACCCCAGGGACACCCAATCGCGTCCGCTGGTCAGGATCGCCGCGGGAATGTAGATCGCGATCAGGTAGGTCCCGCCGGCGTCGCTGTCCAGCAGATAGCTCGCCGCATCCGTCTGGCGCGTTAGCTTGTCATTGGTCGCCGTCGCCGAGTTGACCCAGATCGGGAAGGTCGCGGAGATCGCATAGGTCCCGGCGAGCGCCTCCGCCTCCGTCGCACCCTCGTGGACGGTGAAGGTCATGTCGTTGTCGTTGGTCCCGGCGTGCTGGATGATGAAAAGCACCCCGTTGGCATTGCCGAGATAAACGGGCTGAACGGACGCCTCCGTCACGCTCGCGGCGGCCGGGGCAAGGCACTGAACGATGTTGAATGTTTCGGGTGAGAAATTCATTTCTGTCCTCCTTTTGAGGTGCCGGGGCCGAAACCCCGGCCTTGATGGTTAAGGTTATCGGGCCGCCAGGGTGACGAAGTGCGAAAGCGTCGCTCCGCTCCCGCCCTTGTACGGGGTCAGGGCCGAGGCCCGGACCGGCTGTCCGTCCACTCGCAGGACGAAGCGGAACACCGATTCGTCGTAGTCGAACTTCACATGGATCGACATCGCGCTCTCGATCCCGCCCTTCTCGGCCAGGATGTAGCCGCCGAAGTCCGCGAAGATGATGTCGCCGACATCGCCCAGCGCCGAACACTGCTCGCAGGCGATGACCGGGCGGCCGAAGAGCGTCGCATAGGGCGACTGCGAGGCCCCGCCCGCGGGCATGTAGACCGGGACGCCGCCCGTGCCGACGGCCATGGCCATCTTCATGAGCTGCGGCTCCACCTGCTGGTTGACCAGCCAGACCGCGTTGGGCCGTGACTGCGCGAACAGCCGGGCGTACATGTCCACGACGTTTTCCCAGACCACGGTGTCCGCGGTCTGCCCGGTCTGCTTCGACACGGTTACCAGGCAGCCGCTGTTCAAGATGCCGAGCGGCTGGCCCGATCCGGTCCCCCGGATGATTGCGTCATCCAGGAGGAAGCCGAACTCGGCGGCGAAGGCCTCGCGGATGAACGCTTCGAGGGCGACCGCGTCCGCCAGCAGCTCGTCCGTCGCGTAGCAGAGGCCGATCAGCTTGTGCAGGTTCAACTCGATCTGGCGGAACGCAGGCTTGCTGGAGGTCTTCTGCGCGGCCTCGTTCTTCCAGTATCCCAGGATGCCGCCGGACCGGGTCGAGGCGCGGGATGTCTCGTCCACGCCGTTGATCTTGATCCCGTTGGCATTCCCGCTGATCGTGATCCTCCGGCAGCGCGGCGCCAGGATTCCGGTCTGGAAGACCTGCTGGAGCAGCTCGTTGGAGAAGTCCGTCTGGACCAGGAAGCCGCCCTCGGACGGCACGGATTCGTTCAGGCCGGTGGCGCGGACCTCCAGGAGACGGGGATCGACCGGACTGCCAGGCTGCGCCGCCCGCACCGCGGCGACCAGCTGCTCGCCCAGGGACTTGAAACGCTCCTTCCTGGACTCCGGCGGCGGTCCTTCCGGCCTCGGCTGCGTCAGGGGCGCGTTGGCCGGCATGCGGAGATCGCGCTCCAGCCGCTCGTGCCGCTCCTCGGTGGCGACGATGTCCTGAAGTTCGGAAACCTTGTCCATTAGCTCCTTCTTCAGGCTGCGCTCCTCCTCGGTCATCTCACGGTTCTCGGCCGCGCAGCGCGCGTTCATGTCGGCCAGCTTCTTCATGTACAGGCCGATCTTCTCTCGATATTGAGTAATTGTAAGCATCTTGAATTACCTCCTTAATTGGCAAAGATTCCTTTCTGTATTTCCCATGCCGTCCATACATCGACCGTCCTGGTGTCGTCCGCGGAATGCTTTGCAGGCGGTTCCGGCGGCGTCCCCGTGTGCTTTGCCGGCGGCACGGGGAGGCTGGGGATGCGTTCGGCGATCTGCCTCAATTCTTCTTCTGTCAGCTCCTCGCCGGCCTTCAGCCTGGCGATGATGGCGTCAAAGGCGGCCCAGGGGTCCGGCGCCTTGTTTGGCTCCGGCGGAAGGGAGTGCCGCTGGAACAGGGACCGCACCTGGGCCGTCGTCTGCGGATAGGCCGGGTATGTGACGATCGAAACGTCGTAGAGCGTCACGTCGACCAGGACCCGCTCGTCCTTCTCGTAATCGACCTCCTGCTTGTTGACGGAGAAGCCGAAGGACATCTGGTTCACGTCGCCGCGGCGCATGGAGACCAGCAGGTCGTTCGCCCACTGCGCCGGGACCGGGTCGATCTCGACCGCCAGGCCCGTGCTGTCCTCGCGGAGCTTCAGGCTCCCGGCCTTGTTGCGGCCCAGGACGTAGTTGGCGTCGTGGTTCCAGAGCGCGCGGATGTCGTTTTCCTTGACCGTCTTGGCGAAGGCGCCCGGCCGGATGGACTCGCGGAACCAGCCGCCGATGTCCGTCCAGGTGTTGAACAGGGCCGCGTATCCGGTGATCTTCGGCTCTTTCTCGTCCACGCGGAACTCGGCCGCCTTCAGGCACCTCCTCTCCAGTTTTTCGTCGTCGTAGTACATCGTCAGCTCCTTTTCTCGTAGTCCGGCTGGATGGCCTTCTCCTTCAGGCTTTTCCCGTTCTTCAGGATCTGCTCGGCCTTGACCAGCATGGCGATGGCCTGCGGGATGGAGATCTTGTTATCCAGCAGGAACCGCAGCAGCATCTTTGTCCGCTCCGTTGCCTCCCTTGGCTTTGCCATCTCCCTCGTCTCCTTCCGCGTCCTGCACCTTGACGACCTGCGGCTCCGGCTTCTCCTTGCCGGCCTGGACCAGCGTCTGCATGTTCATCGGGACGAAATGCTCATCGCCGCCGGCGACCGGGTCGAGGTCCTCCTTCTCGCGGATCTCGTTTATCGACATCGCCCCGATGTTGAACATCGCCGAATAGAAGGCCGCCCGCGATGCGTTGTCGCCCCGCAGCAGCCCCTCGACGCTGTGCTTGTAGTAAAGGCGGCCCCGTCCGTAGTCCCCGCGGTCTCCGTCCGTCAGGAGCTGCGTGTTGTAGGCCGCCTCCAGGCGGACCAGCCACGGCAGGATGCTGTCCGTGACGAAGCTGATCTGTTCGGATTCGATGTTGCTGAATGACGAGCGCGTGAGGTCTTTAAGCTTGTGAGGAGGAAGGTTGAACCATCGCGCCACCTCCGGGATCTGGAACTGCCGGCTTTCGAGGAACTGCGAGTCGTTCGGCGGGATGCCGTACTTCTGGACGCTCATCCCCTCCTCAAGCAGGAGCAGCTTGTGCGTATTGCCGAGGCCGGAATAGGCGTTGACCAGGGATGTTTGTAAATTGTCATGGGCCTGCTGCGAAAGCTTGCCGGGATGGCTGACGATCGCGCCCAGATGCGTCCCGTTGCCGAAGTACCGCGCCCCGAACGTCTCCATCGCCATTCCGAGGCCCAGGGACTTCCGGGCGATCGAAACCGGCGAGTAGCCGACGAAGCCGTCATAACCGAGGCCGTGGACGTGGAGCATTTTGTCCGCCGGCAGGATCACTTCCGGATGTTGGTCCAGTCGGACCCGGTATACCAGGCCGCCGGCGCGCATCTCCGGCTTAACCCGGTGCGGCGGGACCGGCCAAAGCTCCATGACCTCGCCATAACCGTTCCGGACGATCTCCGCGTATCCGTTTCCCCAGGTCAGGACGTGCGCCATCAAAACCTCGCGGCAGACCAGCGCCGTCATGTACGGGTTGGCGCGATCGTGCATGACCTCGTAGGCCAGACGGTCGTCCGCCAGGCGCTTGCGCTCTCCCTTGCGCTGCATCAGGTGCAGGGGCAGGGACGCGATCGTGCCGCTGATCAGGTTGACCGCACACCAGACCGCGCTGTACGTCAGGGCCGTGGATTCGGTGACTTTCTCGCCGGAGAGGGATTGCGAGCCGATGAGGTTCCAGAGGGACTGGTCCCAGGCCTTCGGATCGGTCAGGGACATGCCGCGCTTGAAGTATTGCTTGATCCTGTCGAAAAAGGTCAAAGAAAAGCCGCCTTCGCAGATTTCGCTCTGGCGGGTATTATGAAACAGCGATATGAATGATTGCTACGTCAGGATTTCCGCATTTTTCCGCAAATTTCCAACTTTTTCAATCTGGCCTTCTCAAAAGCCGGAATTTCAGGATGGACTCGCGCGGGATGAAGATCGTCCCGGTCGGCTTCTCCGCATCCAGTTTCCCGTGCTCGATCCACAGCCGGACGGTCCGCTCATGGACTCCGAAGTAGGCCGCCGCCTCGCTGACCCGGAGCAGCTTCTTTTCGGGCAGGTCTTTCGCGATCTTTTCAGGCATCTCCACCCCCCTTCGTCAGCTCCTTCCGGCAGTTCACGCACAGCAGGACGGCCCGCTGCGCGTCCAGCTCCTTCCCCGTCGGCGACATCAGGGCCGACACGGTATAGACCACGACGGCCGGCATGAAGTGCCTGCAGCCGCACTCGCAGGCCAGCGGCGTCGCGTTCGTCACGTCCACCTGGAACGTCTCGCCCGGCCGGATGCTCTTCATCTGGACCCCAAGGTCACGCAGTCTCTTCGCCTCGCCCATCGCTGTCCTCCTTTATTAAGTCATCCAAGTCCTCTCTCGCACATCCTAGATATTCACACGCCAGTCCCCTGCTGATTATACCATGAGACAGGCAGAGGCG